AGATGGAATTATTAATTCGTTTATGAGTGGGGATTATGTTGATGGTGTATCGGCAACTGCAGGAGCATTAGGAATTAATCCTAAAGTTATTGGTGCTACTAAGAGTGTGTCTAAACAAGTACTTTCCCCTGGAGGATTGTCTGAAAGACTAATTCTTGACGAAGTAGTGGAATTTATACCTCTTCCTATCGTTGTAGAAAAATTACAACCGATTATGCAAGCTGTACCCATAAATACAGGTGGTGGTGCCGTAAGTGGTGGACCTTCTAGTCTGACAACCAGGATGCAATAATGGCAACGGCAGTAAACAAAAGCAGTAAAATAAATTTTTATAAGTTTGTCCAGGTAAAAGAAGTCTCTTCTGCCTCGGAAAGTAGTGGTGAAGTAGCATCGGTAATCAATTCTAACACAAAAGCGATTAATAATCTAGGGGGAACCCTTAACAGTTTAGGAAAGGTCTTGACAGACCTCAAAAAAATTGCTATAATTGACCTTGAGAGGGAACAAAAGGAGAACAGATCTAGCTTCAAGTCAAACTTTGCTGATGAAAAAGGAACGAAGAGAGAAAAAAGTTTCTTTGCCTCGATTATTGGCGGTAAAGCAAAGGGATTTTTTGAAAGTATCTTAGGGATGCTTGGTGGACTGTTTAAATTTTATGTTGGTACTAAAGCATTAAAGTGGTTATCTAATCCTAAAAATAGAGAAACTGTTAAGAATGTTATTGGTGTTATAGCTAAGATTGGTAAATTTATATTTGATTGGGCAAAATTTGGTATAACAACTACTATTGATTCTTTATACACATTATTGTCGGATGATACTAGTTGGTGGGACAAAACTCTATCTGTTGGTAAGTTATTAGTTGGTGTCGGAACACTTTTACTGGGGGCACGTTATCTTGCCAATCCATTAAAAATTGTTACTGATATCGGTAGAGCAATTTCTACTTTGATTAGATTTGCTACAGGACGAGGTAGGACAGGGGGAAGAAGACGTGGCGGAAGAGGCGGTGGTGCTTTAAGACTAGCAGCGGGTGCAGGTTTGGCGTATGGTTCTTATCGGGCATTCCAATCTTTAAATGAAGATAAACCAGAAGAAAAGGCACATGGTGGTAAGATAAAAAAAGCACATGCTGGTGGATGGATTAATGGTCCTCAGTCTGGATATAAAGTATCATTAGATGGAGGTAGAAGTACTTCATTTATCGGTCATGGTAAAGAATATGTTGCGCGTAAAGCTGATGGTGGAGCATTTGTAGTTCCCTTTAATACACCAGCAACACAAAGAATGTCTGGTCTCACCTCTAAGAGAATTGGTGAGGCAAAAAGAGGTGGATATAAACTTCCTGGATTCTCTCAAGGTGGATACTTAGACGCATCAAAGAGGCAGGATAATACTCAGGGAGATAATGCCAATAAGAAGATATTCTTGCATTGGAGTGCTGGTAATAGGAATGCCACCAACTTTCATAATGGATATGGATATCACACTTACATTCCTTCTAGTGGACAACCTGTTCGTAGAGCAAAATATGGTTCAACTGGTGTACCACATCATACCTACGGAAGAAATAAAAGTCAGTCTGCAGCAATTGGTGTTGCTGGCATGTCAACTGCTAATAATGAAAATGGTTCTAGTTTTGGTTCTCAAGCAATTACGAAAAACCAATATCAAGGTATGGCAAAGGAATCTGCCGCACTTGCTTTGAATTGGGGATGGAAACCTTCAGACATCACTGATAAGAGAGTAAGAACACACGCTGAAGAATATAGAGATTATCCAAATTGGTATGACCGCAATAAAGGTAGTCATTATCGTTGGGATTTATCTAAACTTTATGCTGGCGAAAAACACCTCTCAGGTGGTCCTAAGATTCGTAATATGATTAAGCAGCAAATGGGTTTGCTTAGTGGCAATAGACCATCTGGAGGAAAACCAAAAAATAACCATGACGATTCCGCTATGGGACCTGGACCTCAAAGAAGTATCATGAGTAGATTCCAGGGTGCTGTAGATGCTATGACAGGCGGAATGACAGACTTTGATGGATTGAGTAGTCAATCCCAAGCAGCACCTGCTGCAACAACTCCTAGTGAGTCTTCAGCGAATACTGGCGGTGGTATGGGTAAGGGTAAGGATTTCTGGACTCTTGCTGCTGTTGCTGGTACTGAAGATAATGATGCTCAAGGTTGGGCGGATGTTGCTCAATCTGTCTACAACAGAAAAGCATCGGGGGTTAATTTCAATCAAATCAATGGTAGTATTTCTGGATATCTTCTTGGAAGAATGCAATATGAACCTACCTGGAAATATCCTAGAGCAGGAGCTACTGGAAAACCAAATGCAGAATGGCATGCAATCAAAGATGCCGATTCTGCTGCAAGAGCAATGGGAAAACCAGTCTCTTATGTAAAAAGAGTTGCTAAGGCACTGCAGAATAAAGCATTGCAAAAGAATGCAGCAGCGTTCGTTGGTGGTAGAACTGACTTCATGGGTGGTAATGAAGTTCCTGACTTTAATAAAGGTGATGTAAGAAGAAAAGGCAACATGCCAAATAACTTCTTTGGTTGGTTTGTTGGTGGCGGTGGACAACAAAGAAGAAAAAGTAAATCTGCTGCTGGTATTCCTGGTTTTACTGGATCGCAATCTGGACAAATATCTGAAACTGGTACAGGCAAGACTCAAAGTGGTCATGATATCAGAGATGTTGCTGCTACTGGAGGAGCAGCAAAAAGAAACTTGTTCGATGATTTAACAGGTAGGGGGGCAAATCCTTTTGCAAGACAGTCTGAATCCTATGCTCCATATAGTGGTGTATATGGAACCAGTGGAGAAACTTATAAGGATGCATCTGCATTGAAAACAGCAACTGAAGAGCGTAATAGAGCAAAACAAACTATATTAAATAGTTCTAGGCAATTGGCATCTTCTATGATGGGTGCTGCTACTGGTCAAAATCAAGTTGTAATGCAGCAAGTTCAACAAGCAGCAATGGCAACTCAATCTAGTATTCAAAAGGCACAATCATCTAGTTCTACTCCATCTCTTGTAGGTGGTGGTCGCGGCGGTGCAAGTCTTCAAACAACTGCTGCAGTATTAAATTCTTTTAACAACCCACTTAAGGGCATTCTCTAATGGCATTACCAAGGTCAGAATCTGGATCAGTAGAATATAAATTAATCATTAATAGAAATGGTGAAGACCTTACCAATTCTGATGGTGGTAAAGATTTAAATGAGTTTGTTACTGCTATAGAAGTATTTGAAAGTATCACATCTGCAACTCTAGAGGCAAGAGTAGTTATTAATGACTCGGCAGGATTAATTGGTTCACTAACAGGTTCTGAAATTTTTAAGTTGCAGATTAACGGTTCGATTTCAAACTTTACATATTATCTTCGTTCATATAATATTGAATCTCGTTCTAGAGTAAGTCAAAGCACAGATGTTTACATTGTAAGTATGGCATCTGAAGAATATATTAAAAATGAAATTACTAATGTATTTGGTAATACGACGGTACTTTTTAACAATGATACTAGAGCAGACAATATTTTAAAATTGTTACTAAGGAGTAATAGATTTTTAGGTACAAATAAGAGAGTTTTTACTGAGGATACTTTGAATGCACACGATTATATAATTCCTAATTGGAGACCATTTGATTGCATTTACTGGATGTGCAATCGTTCTATTCGTGCAGGCAATTCATCAAAGTCTTTACAAAGTGGATATGTATTTTTTGAGAATGCATTTGGATATCATTATAAGTCTATTGACAAAATGATTGATGATGTAAACTCCCAATCACCATCACGAAAAACAAATTATAATACTGGAGAACCAAGATTATATCGTTACGAATATATTCCTAAGAGAACCAGTGAGAACCAATCTGCTGACCAATTCAAAATTGATAGTATTGTTTTTCCTGAAGAAAGAAATTTCTTGATGGGATTGAGACATGGTGCATGGTCAGGATTTAGTATTGGATTAGACCCTGTTACGATATCATCTTCTAAAATGGGGGCAAGTACCGATTTATCAGCAGATGCGTACAGATATTCTATTTTTGAACTGTGGTCAAAGATGTCTCATCTTCAAGGAGGTCAGAATAAAAATCCTCTTGAATCTATGGATAAAGGCATTCAAGAAATGATAAAATATCCAAAAAGGGTACGTTATAGTATTATGCCCAATCAAATATTTGACCAAAAAGATACTGATACTATAGGCGCAACCTATGAGCAGTTAGTTGAACTTCAAGCATATCAATGGATGAGGATTGAAGCATTAAAAACATTAAAACTTCAAATCAGTGTTCCTGGCAATTTAGACTTGTATGCGGGTCATGGTATTGAAATCACGATACCAAGCACTGCCAAATCTGGAAATAAAACAAAGATTGACAAAAAATACAGTGGACGGTATATAATAGCTGGATTGACGCATAAAATCCTCGGAAATAACATGACAACCGAACTTTTGCTATTAAAGGATTCTATTCGTCAATAAATAAAATTATGAAGATTAATCACCAATTATGGAAAACATCGAAAGTCATATTGCCAAGGACAAAGAAATTCTTGACAACCCTCTAATTTCTCCCAACCAACGCCGTCACATTGAAGGTGAACTGCACGAACTAGAAGAGTATGCAGAACATCATAAGAAAGAGATTGAAGCAGGCGATCATCATGACCCATCATACTTAGAATTGTTCTGCGATCAGAACCCAAGTGAGCCAGAGTGTAGAGTATATGAAGATTGATGATTATATTTTAGGTCATTGGTCTAATAGATATCAAGCACAAAGTCAACCAACTAAGTATTCTACAGTTGAAATACTTTGGGAAAAAATAGATGGTGGATACCACTCTAAAAATTATTATAGATGTGATGGACCAGAAAATCCTTATAGAGAACGGTATCATAAAGCGATTGTAATTTCAGAGACTGAAGTTCATTTTCAAAACTATGATTTGAACTGGACAAGAGCAGGAAACTGTGATATGATATTTACATACGACGGCAATGCATGGCACGGTCAACTTGGCGGTAGTGAATGCACTGGTGTTCGGGGATATAGAGTTGTAGCAGAAATTCATTTATATGGAGGTAAACTTCATAGTAAAGACCAAGGTTACAATTCTGAGGGGGAGATGATGTGGGGTAGTGAATTACTCTATAAATTCACTCGAATGGGCGAATAACTCAGCGGTAGAGTGTCTCCTTTACACGGAGGTTGTCGGGGGTTCGATCCCCTCTTCGCCCATAAATAAAAACGTTATAGATTATTCAACCGATGCAAACCATTGACGGTATCATCAATGAACCTACAGTAAATTTCGTTGGTAAAGACGGATTTTACTGGTGGGTTGGTGAAGTGGAAGATACTGAAGACCCCATGGAATTGGGTCGAGTAAAAGTTAGAGTTCTTGGATACTATACAAATGTAAGAGGAGGAACTACAACAGATTTGCCCACAGAAGCATTACCTTGGGCAACAGTGATGCAGCATACTTCACAAGCAGGTAATGATTCTCAGGGTGAAAGTTCTGGACAGTTGCAACCTGGTGCAATTGTTATGGGTTTTTTCCTTGATGGAGAAAGCGCACAAATGCCTCTTGTAATGGGAGTTCTTCGTGTAAATAAAAATTCTGATAGTCAAGACACTAAAGAGTTTGCATTTACAGGAGAGAAAATGGAACCTGGTCTTGCTCCAGGAGCAGGTCAACTTCCTCCAGGTGAGACAAATATTCTAAAATCTACTCATAGAGCAGGTTCGCAAAATAATTCAGTAGCACTTCCTAATTCTAAAACCGTTGCTCCTGGAGGAATTGGTCAACCTGCAAATATTGGCACTCAACCTGGAATTGCTGGTAGTTCTAGTAATGCACAGAAACCTAGAAATCCTGAAAAACCAATTCCTGCTGGTAATGGTGTTGGTGGACCTTGGAAAAGTTTGGAATATAAATTGAGTTATCTCGTTGAAGATATTGCTAATAGTGCAGGCAGTCTTGTTAAAAATGAGAGTGGTAATTTTCTAGATGTTGTTAGTGGTAAGTTAGTTACAGCAGAAGCACTCACATCAAAATTACAAAACTTCTTGAGTAGTGTCTTCACTCAAGTTATTTCTGCTATAAGACAGCAATTTTCTCAACTTACAGAACAATTATCAATTGCTAGTTTATTGGGCGGTGCTACAGGAGCACCATATATCATCTATACTATTATTCAGCAAGCAATTCAACAAATTCTTTCTGCTTTGTGTCTTGAAGATAGCAAATTGATGGGATATATTTCAGACCCCATTGGTTCTGTTATTAATCTTGTAGAAGGATTTCTTGATGCTGCTATTAGTAAAGCAGAAATGGTTTTACAAGGAGTTCAGGATGTTATTGATTCTGTTATCTGTCAAGTCCAGAGCATCATCAGCACTATGCAAGATGTTGTATCAACTGTTGTTGAACTTGTAGAAGGTTTTGAGCAAGTACAAGAAATTATTCAAACTTGGAAGGAAGGAAGTAAAATCTTTGAAGAAGGTACAGATTTAATTCAACAAGGAATTAGCAATATTACTGGTTTGATTTCATTCTTCTTAAATTTCTTTACCTCAGGTTGCGATCGTGAAGCACATGGTGGTAAGGATACGGTAGGTTGGTTTCCTATGTTTGGTGTCACTCACTGTACGGATGCTGAGTTAAATGAAATTAATAGGATTAGGGGACGACAAAGAGGAGATTGTGGAAGTAATGATGCTGGAGCTAGTCTCTGGGATAGTCTTTATAAGGAAGCAGATCCATATCTAACTGCAGCAAAAACTTTCATCAATGGTGCCTATGAGTTACATGTTGGTACTCCTGGTCGTCAAGCAACGGTTAAAAAATCTGAAAATGGTACTACCCATACATCAGTAAATTATAATAACTCATCTTTTTCTGAGTATCAATTTTTAAGACAACTTAGAAAAAGTAATCCCGATATTAGTCAAGAAGAACTAGATAAAAAATATACTAGTTATGTAAAGAAAAATGCAGGCAGTAAAGGCGATACTGGAAATCTAGTTGCCGATCATACTTCATATGCAGGTAATTATACTCAAGAAGTTCATGGTGATGACTGTAAACTTGTTGATGGTGATTATGTTCGTACTATTGATGGAAGTTATCATTTAAAAATTACTGGTGATTGTCATCTTGAAGTCGGTGGTGGATTCTTTATGTCTGCTGAGGGAGCACCAACAGTAGCACCTAAAAATGGTGCTTCGCAAAACGAAAGAATTCAAAAGCATACTATCAGACTTGGTTCTGACCTTGATGTTAATGTTGCAGGTGCTAAACTTGGATTGCAAGCATCTGAAATTGAACTTGCTTCACAAGCTAATAAAATTGCGGGTTCGTCTTTAGAAGTTTCTTGTATGAATCAAAGTTACTCTGGTGGAGAAATTATGATTAATGCAAATAATTCAATCGAGTTTAATACGATTTCAGAATATCACTTTATCAACTTTCCTACAACTTCACCCTTCTCGGCAAAAGCAGGTATCTTTAATTCTGTTAGAGGTTCTGTAGATTATATTATAACTCCTGGAGGTTCTGCTGCTGACGCAGTTCCTAGGTTTAATGTGGTCAATCCTTCTGGTCCAGTTAATTTTACTTGTGGTGCTACTGGGTATAACTGTAGTGTCACCACTGGAGCATTCAATGTTGATGTTGCAGCAGGATTGTTTAGGATTTCTGCCAGCACCGTTGGCACCATTGATGCATTGGCAGCACTCAATATTAGTTCTCAGGGTATTGTCAGGGTCTCTGGAAAATCAATCTTCTTGAATTGACAACCGCTGTCGTCTGTGCTATGATACGAGAGTCTCTCAAAGAACCATGACCGACGCTCTCAATCACATCTTTGTAAACTTTTCAAAACGTAAAATTACTCTCGTCGATGACGAAGGGTATGAGTCAGATGTTAAATGGCACTTTAACTCTACAGGTGCTGCAGGTTTTGCTGAGACAGTATCTGATATCCAACAGATAGTTGATTCAGATTCAATTACTTATTGTTTTGCTGTAAAATGAACGAACCAATTTCAATAACAGAAGCAGAAGCACAACAGTATCTTGAGTTTATTGTTGATATGTGTGAACGCAATCGTTGCGTTTGGCGTATTGAGAGACCTGATGGTGCTGCTGTAATCCTTGCACCAATTGTTCAGTCAGGACCTCCTTTATCTGAGGAAGTAATTGACCAAGTTGAAGAATTCCGTAAACAATTTGTTGGAGCTATTGATGAAACTGCGTAATGCAATTCTTGCTGGATTGATGTTTGGTATGGCACATGGTATGTCAGTACAAGCAAATCCACTTAAAGAAACTGAATACAAGACCATGCACTCTATGGGTTGTATGCTCTTAGGTGAGTGTACTGATGATGTCAAAAAAGTATACTCTATGCTTGATATCTCATCAGAGTATGATAACACTCAAGAATTCAGTGGTGTCACTGGTGAGTTCCATAACATCTTGCACTCACTTAATCTAGTTGGTGTGAATGTATTTCTGGCAGATGAAAAGTATTTTCCTGCAGGACATCGTGGTGTATATCATACTGTCTCTAATAACTTCTTTCTGAATAAGAATTTTATGGGACAACCTGGTACTCTCATGATGGTTATGCGTCACGAAGGATGGCATGCTGCACAAGATTGTATGGCAGGTACTATTGATAACTCACTCATTGCTATCATCAAACCAGAGGATGAAGTTCCTATGATTTGGCGTGTACTCGCAGAGCGTACATATCCTAAGAATGCTGTACCATGGGAAGCAGAAGCAGGTTGGGCAGGTCGTACTGAAAACATGACAATGAATGCTCTTGCTGCATGTGCTGGTGGTAAGATGTGGGAAGTTTACGAACCAACTCCTTTGACTCGTAAGTATCTTGAGGATAACGGATATATTAAAAACTAGGTCCTATAAAGGTAACTATATAGAGAACCCGTGAAATAAAACATGTATGAAGAACTAAATTGTTTTGAGGAAGCACTCAAGCACTTTGGTACTAGAGTTGAAGTCATCACTGCTATGGAAATGGCACGTAAAATATCACCTGAAGATGCCTATCAGATGATTAAAGATGAACTTAAAGATGTCAAGAAATGTCGTAAGCTATTCAATAAGGAGGAATGCTCCTAATGGGTTTGTACGACACTGTTCGGTCTTCTTATAACTTGGGACCAGGTTACAACAGAAAAGACCTTCAAACAAAAGATTTGGAGTGTATGATGTATGATTATTGGATTGACCCTACAGGTAAACTGTATGAAGTTGATTACTCACATACACAAGACTTCAATAATGATTTTACTGAGTATATTCCTAATGGCAATCACGGTAAAGTCAAACCAATTTATTGGAATGGTGTAGTAGAAGTATTTCCTGCCAAGTGGGATTGTTACTACGCACCATTTCCATCTTGCTTTTTAACCTTTACTCGTGGTATAATTACTGAGGTAACACATGAACGTGAAAGAACTGCCTGATGGCAAACTCGAAATCGAATGGGACGAAAACGACCCGATTGAAAGCGTCCTCAACAACTGGACGGAAGAAGACTTCAAAAACTTCTTCGACGAATGCCTCCGTCAAGACTCAGCAGAATTTGAAAAAGAATCTGGAGAAACTGGCATCTCCGAAGCAACCCAAGAAGACACCGAAGACTTCTGGTACAACGAACTCATCCAAGAAGACGACATCACGAAAGAAGGTTATTGAACCTAAAAATAGTCGTAAGCAAGAACTATTTCCCCATCAAACATTTCCATATCGTTTAGAAATTAAAAAACAAAAACGATTATGTTGGTTTGTTTGTCATGAACATGCCTTAAAAGAAATCACCAGATACAATTTGCAACCTAAAGATTACATCTATCAAGTTTATCCTAAGTACCTATGAGACCTGAAACTCGCGAAGCAATGGAAAATCTTTGGTCAGCAAAATGGAACTTGCCAAAAGCAGCAAAACATGCTAATCTTACTGAGAAGGAAATGAAGATTACATTCAATGAGTATTGCAATTTTCATCCTCCTACTTGGGAAATTGGTAACGCCAAACAAATCGGCGTACTCTACATTGATGGGAGTGTGGCGGAATCGGTAGACGCACCTTCCTAATTTTTGCCCGTGTAGTCCAATTGGCAGTAGACACGAAACTTAAAATTTCGACAGTATCGGTTCGAGTCCGATCACGGGTATTAAAAGGCAAACTTTACTAAATAGTATTAAGTCTGCCTTTTAAGTAATGAGACAATCTAAAAACTATACCGATGAGGAATTTGTAGAAGCATGGACTAATAGTAGATCTATAAGACAAGTTCTTAGTAA